TTCGTAAGATGGAGATCAAACAAAAGATCGTAGAATGGGTGGCAGGAATATTACTATTCATCATAGGGGTGGGGTGCCTCGTAGGATTCGTGTGGCTCGCCAATGCTTGATCCCGTAGGAAACCTGCCATTTGCTGTAGAGACACAGAGAAGCCGTGAGAGCATCGAAAATCATCAGGCACAGCAACAGGTTCAAAAGGAGCATTTACGCGCTCACAAGCTCTCTAAAGCTCTAGAACGTGCGCAACTTGATTTAATGCTCAGTTATGATAAGTTTGGGGCGCAGAATACGCAACTACAGCCGCAAGGCCAGATCGTAAATATGGAGGTCTAAATGGCACGTACAATGCTTGATGATTGGAAGGTGCTTCCACGTCTTATGATGTTGGCGGTTACAATCTTAACCTACCAAGCGGTGCATTGGTTTATGAGTTTGCCTGACCCATCAGTAGCACAATCAGGATTAGTATCTGTGTGCATGGGTGCTCTGACGGGTTGTTTCGGCATATGGATGGGCAAAGAGTCTAAAACTACGGTTACGTCTGAAAAGGTTGTTCACGAGGAAAAGTATGACAACCGTTGAGGACTTTATAGTGTTCCTTATGGTTAGGGCGCTTGAGTTTCTGCTCAACACAAAGATGAGTTTATATGGGACGGTGATGGTATGATTACACTTCTTGGCAGCTTGCTTGGTTTTGGTACATCGTTTTTGCCAGAGGTTTTGAATTATTTTAAGGCTGGGCAGGAGCATAAGCACAATCTTGAACGGATGCAGCTTGAAATGGACATGATGGCAAAACGCAATGAATTGCAGCTTAACATCATGGACAAGCAAGCGGAGATTAAAGAGACGGAAGGTTTATACAAGCATGACAGTATCGATGCTGGTTGGTTCATTAATGGACTTAGAGGGTCTGTCCGTCCTGTCATTACTTACGTTTTCTTTGCTCTTTTTGTTGCCATCAAAGTAACGGCTCTTATTGCTCTAATGGACGCAGGTAATGATTTAGGGCGTTCTCTTTCGTTAATATGGGATGATGCAACATCTGGATTGTTTGCCGCCATAATCAGTTTTTGGTTTGGGGGTAGGGCTGTAGGAAAATATATGAAGGTGAAACCATGAGTTATAAGTTAGGCAAGCGCAGCTTGGAGAAGCTAGAGGGCGTGGATGAGCGTATGGTGGCTGTTGTCCGTTATGCCATATCAGTGACGAAACAAGATTTTTCTGTGATTTGTGGGCTGAGAACTATTGAAGAGCAGCGTGTGTTGGTCGCTAAAGGTGCAAGCAAGACTATGAAGAGTAAGCATCTTGATGGTCACGCCGTAGATCTTATGGCTTACTGCGCAGGTGATCGTTGGGAATTAAATCTGTATGATGAAATTGCGGATGCGATGGCAGAAGGCGCTAGGGCAGTTGACGTGCCTATAAAGTGGGGAGCCGCATGGACTGTGCCGAACATTGCTTATTGGGAAGGTAGCATGGAATCCGCTATGAATGATTATATTGACACACGCCGTGGACAAGGGCGCAGGCCATTTATTGACGCTCCCCACTTTGAAATCGTGTCATAGTGTGTTAAAAATGTATAAACAGTATCTGGAGCGTTTGTATGAGTAAATTAGGTGACCTTATAAAAAAGGGGCTTGGAGCTTTTACAGGCGGCGATTTAGCATCTAATTTGGTTGCAAATTACCTTACCTCAAAAGTTTTAGGCGGTGACACAAAAGACGCTCTTATGTTTACAGCCCTTCAGCAAGGGCTTGGCTCTAATGGCTTTAATCTAGGAAACTTGTTCGGTGGTGGTGCTGAAACAGCAGCATCAGGACAGCAAAGAAATGAACTTCTCGCCTCTCTTGGTGCTGATATGTCTTCTGAAATACCAGAAGTTGCTGACAGAGCGATGAAAACTGTTGAATATTTAAGCACTTCCCCTGAAGCGTTAAAACAAATTTCTCCAGTATTTAAGCAAGACCCAAAAACACTAGGATACGCTAAGTTTCTTGTGGATGCAGGTATACTTGATCCTAACAGTAAAATGGCAAGTCTTTTAAACTCTCGCGTTGGTGAGGCTTTAGCTACATCACTTTTATCTGGTCTTGGCTCTAAGTTGTTCGACAAAGAAGAGCGGCTAGGCACTGGAATGGCAACTCGTCCGTTTGGCGGAGAAGGAAGTGTTAAGCTCAACATCCCGAACAAATATGCGGCTGGTGGATACATTGACGGGCAATATTTTCCTCGTCGCAATGGTGGGATTATGCCGTCAGAAGGTTCTGGTCAAAAGGATGATGTTCCTGCTATGCTAATGGCAGGTGAATTTGTTTTAACCAAAGACGCGGTGAAAGGTCTGGGTAACGGTGATTCAAGAAAAGGAATTGCAAAAGCATATTCCATGATGAATCAGCTAGAGAATAAGGCGAACAATTATGTCTGATACCTACACAACGGAAACGATCCAGCGCCGCCCCGAATACATTGAGCGCCTTGAGAAAGCTCTTCTTGGTGGAATATTTGGAGAAGAAGACACTTCAGGTGTTTTTCAGGGGGGTCTTCTTCAAGACCCTACTTTGTTTCAGGTAGCACCTTATAGACTAGCAGGTCAGCAAGGTCGTGATCCAGAAACTGGTGCAATTACTGGTCTTGGCCTTGAGACATTTGCTGCACAAGCTCTTTCTCAAGATTTAAACAATGACGGAATTCCAGACTTTTTAGGTCGCTATCAGCCATATTTTGAAACAGCGGGTGCTGCAACGACTGGTGGCATTGAATCTCTTCGTCGTGGCCTTGGCTCTTTGGGAGAGGCAAAAACATTCTTTGGGCCTGCAGCACAGTATGTATCTGGTGGGCGCGGCATGTACGACCCATCTCAGTATGTTGGTGCATATATGAATCCATATACTGAAGCTGTAATTGATGAAACTGTTTCTGACATCGAACGTCAGGGTAACGTAGCGCGTCAACGTGCGTCAGCAGAAGCTGTGGGCCGTGGGGCGTTTGGTGGTTCTCGTCAAGGTATTCAAGCCGCAGAAGTAGAACGTGCTATTCAAGATGCAAAATCCAAGGCGACTGCAGACCTTCGCGCTAGAAATTATGATCAAGCTCTAGCTGCATCATCTCAAGCATATCAGCAGGCGGCTACTCGTGACTTAGAAGCAGGTCGTTTGATGGGTGGCCTTGGTCAATCAGTTGGTCAGCTTGGCTCTCAGTTTGGTACACTTGGCGGTCAATATGGGTCTTTGGCTGGTACAACAGCCGATATTGGTCGCGTTTATTCCGCTCTTGGTCCAGCAGATCTAGCATTTATGACGGGTGTAGGAGAGGCAGAACGTGCATATCGTCAGCAAATGATCGACGCAGCGCGTCAGGAATATCAGCGTCCAACGGAGCAAGCGTTGCTACCGTATACATACGCATACGGTGCGCTGTCAGGAACTCCGTCAGCAAGCGTCTATTCACAAACGCAGCAGAACTATGCTCCTGCACCTAACCCGTTCGTGTCTGGTCTTGGCGCATACACTACGCTTCAGGGCATTAACCAAGCTGCATAAGGCGAACAATTATGGCGACAGACTCATTACGCAAATACCAGACAGAACTGTCTCGCTACGGACTTGGGCTGGGTGGATTGGGCTTTAACCCTATGCAAGAGCGAACAGTTTTTGCAGAAGAGGGTCCAGCATCTGCGCTGGGAGCGGATTCTTTAGCAAATAAACAGCTTCAATCTATAATGTCTCGTGGTGTTCCGCGTGAAAAGGCTATCAAAGGTTTAGGCTTGGGTTCGCTTCCAATTGGCGGACCTACTGACATGTCTAAGTTTTCAGATATAGCAAAAGCATATGCTGAAGTTGTGGAAACTGCGCGGCCTAAAACTTCGTCTACATTACCGTCTGTTGAAGACATTCTTTCTGCGGACCCAAGTGTTTTTGCTCTTGAGGGGCCAGAAAAATTATTATCAACATTACTTAAAAAATCGCCTTCTTCACCTAAAAAACCGCCTTCTTCAGATTTGCCACCTCCTGTAAATGAAATAAAAAATATAGGAGAAGAAGGGCAAAGAAAAAGAGACGCCGAAGAGTTTCGGGCGGAAGAAGCAAAGATTGCTGACATGCAGGGTATGCCAGAAATGGGGGGCGCTATTGCTAAAGTGCTTGGCGATTCTGGTTCTCCTGATAAAAACAAAGCTGTAGAAGACACATTTATGAGCGGTATAGACGAAATGATGAGCGTCTTGGGCCGTGAAGTTCCGAAGGTTGGTGATCGCAAGGAACTTTTGCAAAAGTATATGCAAGAGTTCTCTGAAGCGACAGGCATTCCTGTAGAGGGAAAGATTGACAAAAGCCAAGCACTGATGGCTCTTGGCCTTGGCTTGATGCAAAACCGAGCGGGTAAGGGCTTTAATGTCGGGCGCATATTAAGCTCAGTTGGCGAGGCAGGTCAGGCTGCTATGCCTTACTTAACCAAAGCCAAAGAAGATGCAAAGCAAGCTCGTATTGCTGCAGGTAAGTATGCGTTAGAAAAAATCAAATCTGATGAGGATGCAAGTCAGGCGATTGAAACGTCAAACGCAGCATTGAGACAGGAGTTGATTCTTAAAAACATCGACGCTCAAAATGATGCCAAGATGAAAATCTTAGAAGCTAAACTTAAGGGCAAAGATGTAAGTCAAATGCCTGAGTCAATATACAATGAAGAGATTAAGATCGGCACAAATACATACAAGGTCAGAATGGGCATAAACCCGTCTAACCTTCAGCCTGTATTTATCAATCCAACTATGGACGCAGATGAGATTGGAACTGCATACAGCAAAACAATCTCTGGTTTGAATACAATTAACGAGATGGAACAACTGACCAATGAGTTGATTGACTTGTCTCGTGAAACTCCTGCTGGAATGACAGGTCGAAGATTCTTGGATAGTGCCAAAGGCGTTTTAAGGTCTATGGGGATGAGCGAAGACGATTTCTTTAGAAGTGAAGAAGGTAAAGGCTTGTCTGCAGAGGATGAACTTGACGCTATTCGTAGAGCATTCATTATGCGATTTAAAAGATTTATCTCTCAAGAAACAGGTAACGGTATTTCAAACGTTGATGTGGCACAGATCGAAGCTGCATCTGGTGCGTTAGATGAGCTTTTATCGTTCAAAAACCCAGAAAAGTCTTTGGTTGCATTTAAAGAATTAAGAAAGCTATTTGACGGCTCACTTCAGTCTTTGCAGCCAATGATCACTAACTTTACTGATCGCGACAATTATTATTCGGGTGAAGCGGGTGATAAGCTCTATGAAAAGACAATGGAAAAACTCAATCAATCATTGGGTGGTTCTGCTAACTATTTTACACCAACAATGGTTCAAAATGAGGATGGCTCTCAGACCCAAACTTATGACGTAAGGAGCTAATCTATGGGAACTGTTTCGGTTCAAACAAATAATGGATTGCTGAACTTTACGATTGCTGGGGATACGCCGAACCCAGCAGAGCTTGCGAAAATTCAACGCATCATAGCTAATCAAAGCATGAAAGCTCAAAGAGATTCCGCACGCCGACAAGCCGAACAAAAGTTCGACTACCGTACCGGGATTCAAAACAACGAACTTCGCCGCAAATTAAGTCGAGCGGAAGATGCAGAAGAAGAAGTTCTGGCTCTCAAAACTATGGGCCTGTCAGAAACAGACTTTACAAGAGATTATAGAGGTCGCCTTGCCTTAACACCGCAAGGGGCAAAACGTTTCGGTGTAGAATCAGATCGTAACGTAATTATTGATGAGCGTGGTCTTACACGTTCAGACTTTGCTGATTTGTCTAGTCTTGGTCGTGAAATAGCAGGTGGTGTAGGTGGCGCACTTGTTGGTCAGGCTACTATACCTATTCCAATCATTGGTGCTATGATTGGCGCAGGTTTGGGTACTGGTGGAGTAAAGTTACTAGAAGAAGCGCAAGAAGTTGTGCAAGGCACACAGGGCCAAACTGCAGGTGAAGTATTTAAAGACGCTGGGACAGAGGCTTTAATCGGTGCGGCTGGTGAAGGCGCAGGTCAGGTTTTGTTTAAAACCATTGGTAGACTATTTAGAAAGCCGGGTGGTGATTTAACGCCAGAGCAATTAGAACTTGCTGGTCTTTCCATAGATAAATTTGGTGTCACACCTACACTTAGTCAGGTGGGTGCAAACAAAATCTTATCTAGACAGCAGGCTATGACTGAAAAGGTTTTTGGAACATCTACAAGACTTAAACAAAACCATGATGCGATCAAAAAAACTCTAGATGATTTTCGCTCAGATTATGGTGCAGCAACGCCAGATGAAGTTGCAGATGTTCTTGTAGGTGCTGCGAAAAGTGGCAATAAGATAATTGCTAATCAGAAAAAACAAATAAGTAAGAGAATTGTTGAAAATTTAAAGCAAGCCAATGAAGCATTGGGCGCAGCTACAGCCCGTGATGCTACGATTGATGATGACACATTTAAAATTTTTAGAGAGGCTTACAAGCAATTTGATGACGACATGCAGGCGCAATTTGCTGCAATTAATAAGTTGGTTGATGACCCTGCAGGCAACATTCCATCACTAAATGTAGCCGCAATTAAAAAAGATGCTCAAGACAGATTAAATCAATTCTCTGGTGTGACTACAGGAAATCAAAAAATTGCAGAAGACATGCTTAGAGGCATTGCTAATTTACCTGACAAGGCTTCATTTGCGCAAGTATATCGCGCACGTAAAAGTTTGAATGACACATGGCTGTCTCGTTATGGCTCAAGTAACGTCGAAGATGTGAAGAAAAAGTTTCTTGGTCGTTTGGATGAGCAGTTAGAATTAAAGGAAATCAACCGAGCCTTAAATAGAGTTGCATTGAAACAGCTTACTGACGAACAAAAAGATATGTACAAGGCCGCGTCTAAAGCAATTCCTGATGCTCGTACTAATTTTAAAAAAGGCATTGAGCAATTTGAGGGAATACACGGTAAATTAGGTGTTCGTAACCTTGTAGCTTCGGTAAAAGGCGGCAAGGAAGTTGATACAGTAGGTGCGGCTAATACCTTAATTAAACCAAACAATCCTAAGTTACTAAAAGATGCTGAAAAGGCAGTTGGCGGTTCTTCTATATTCACACCTATTAAAACGCGTATTGGTGCGGAATGGTTGCGGCAAGCCTTTAAGGACGCGACTAAAGCAAACAGAAAAGGCGTAATGAGCTTCCACAAGCTACATGACGAGATAGAAAAGTTAGGTTCTACAGGCGAAGAATTGTTCGGAAAAAACTTTCCGGAAATAAAAAAACTAGCTTCTCAAATGAATGTTATGAGCCTTTCTGATGTATCTCAAAGTATGATTGATAATGTTGTAGCAGAAGGCGCAGACCTGCCTGCGATTAGCTTGCTTAGAAACTTAAAGTCTGCTGTAGATGAAGAAGCAGCTATGAAGAGAAGTCGTGCAATTAAAGCACTTCAGGATGATTCTTTAACAGCTACAGCGGCAGCAGAAGTTATTGCAGACCGTTCTACAAAAGACGTTGATGTAACAAAGCTCATTAAATACTTTGATGATCCAGAAGATATAAACAAAATTAGATCGTTTTATGTTAACAACATTATCGGTGATTTTGGTGATACATTTTTAACTGATCCAAGCCAATTTAAATTGTTCGGGAAAAGACTGCAAGATGAGCATAAATCTGGTAAGTTAGAGTTAGTCTTTGGTAAAGAAATGGCTGACGATATGCGAGATTTTGGGCGCGTCATGGTTTTTAACTCCAAAGCCGCTGAAGGGGGCGATCTTGTCGCAGCGAACATTGCAGCCAAACCGTTAGAAAACTTAGCCACACTTGCTCGACTTGGGATTATTGGTAAAATTTTATCTTCTGCGCCACAGTACAAATCAATCGTAAGTCAATACAAAGCAATGTCTGCAGGTAAGTCAGAAAAAACAAAGGCTGAAATCTTTGGCAATCTACTTGCCAGTGCATTTGGTTCGGCAACATCTCAGGCACCTGCACAAATTCTTCAAGAAAGTGCGCAAGAAGGATCGCGTCAGTTATCAGCACTGCTGAATACAGCGCAGAGCCAGATGAATGCTCCAGTCCCGCCACGGACCCCGGTACCTCAAGTCCAGCCTGCGATACAACCCGAACAAATATCCGCACCAGTCCCGGTACAGCAGCCTATGGGCATGATGGGTATTCGCGAACGTGCAAGAGAAAATCCAGCAGTGGCGTTATCACTACTGGGCGGTCTTGGAAGCGCAGGGCTTCTTTAGTCTTCGATAAGAGCAGATAGTCCACCTGTAACATGACGCGCAGGGGTGGGCTTTCTTTTTTTTCTGTAAGATTCGTATTCACGGTCAACAAGCAACGACAGTTGCTGCGAAATGTTACGACGATCTTTATTCGCCATGTAAACAATCTTCTCATAAGTGTCAGTGTTGACACCTATAGACTTGTATTTTGATGGTTTAGGCACTAGCATAACTCCCATAATGTACTCAAAACCAACATATAATCCCAAACTAAAAAGGTCAAGGCCCAAGTACGGCAACAAGAAGACTGTGGTTGATGGGATTACATTTGATTCCAAGTGGGAATCACAGCGGTACTTATATCTAAAGTCTCTTGAAAAAGCGGGTCGTGTGCAGAATCTCGAACTGCAGCCGCGCTTTCTTATAATAATAAATGGGCAAAAGATCTGCACTTACGTTGCTGACTTTCGATACGATAAAGAAGACGCTGAAGGTAACTGGGAGCATATTGTCGAAGATGCCAAGGGCGTGGAAACCACTGAATTTAAACTAAAAAAGAAGTTGATGAAAGCTGTTCACAACATTGAAATTTATCTTTCTAAAAAAAATAGTTGACACGAATCCCATACTTTTCTAAGTATAAGGCTCTAGAAAATTTATACGGAGCATGACATGAACAGTAGTGAACTGTTTCAACGTCGAGAAGAGTTAAAGTTTATTCTCTCAGACTTGAAAACTGAACTTAAAGACATCGAAGATCAAATCTCAGATATGTGGTTATCTGTAGCGCGTGACGCATTACGCGCTGATGGTAAAGACTTTGGCACCACATATATCGTTGCCGGAAACAAAAAGCTAAAGGCTATTGTTCGCAAAAAGGTAACGTGGGATCAAAACGAACTTGGGCTCGCCCTTGAGGCGATGCCAGAAGAAGACGCTCGACATTACGGCAAGCTAACACTTGCGGTTGATGAGCGTAAATACACAACAGCGCCACCTGCAATCAAAGAAGTATTGGAGCCTTGCCGCACGGTAGAGGTTGGTGGTTTCTCAATCGAAGAGGTGGAATAATGGGTTTGCAAATTATCACAGCCGAACAACGTCTTGCAGAAAAGCGCGGTCATAAGATCGTCGTATGTGGTGCAAGTGGTGTCGGCAAAACAACACTGGCTCGTACACTAGAGCCTAACACTACACTCTTTATGGACTTAGAAGCGGGTGATGCGGCTATCGAAGGATACCCCATCGACGTTATCCGTCCTCAAACATGGGCAGAATGCCGTGACTTTGCATGCTACATTGGTGGGCCAAACCCATCATTGTCAGAGGATCAGCCATATAGCCAAGCACATTACGATTACGTTGTGCAAACATATGGCGATCCTCAAGAGATTATGTCGAAGTTTAGCACGATCTTTGTTGACTCAATCACAGTCGCAGGTCGCCTATGTTTTCAGTGGTGCCAACAACAGCCAGAAGCACGATCCGATAGGACTGGCAAGTTGGACACTCGTGCGGCCTATGGCATGCACGGACGCGAAATGATGGCATGGCTTACACACTTGCAGCATATTCGCGAAAAGAATGTCATTTTCGTCGGCATCCTAGACGAAGTTACCGATGATTATGGCAGAAAGCAATACGCGCTACAGATCGAAGGC